CATCGATGCCGGGTCCGCCCATCGCCGCGGCGAGTTCGGCGTCGTTCGTGACATGAACGGCGAGTTCGTATTTCGCGCGCGACCGGATGAGACGTTCGCAATCGCACATCCAAACGTTGCCTTGCGTGCTGTCATCCGGCGGGGGCGGGGCCTGGATTACTGCGGCGATGCGAACCGTCCAACCCGTTTGCATCGGAGCCGGGTACAAGCGCAACCGTTGCTGATACCAACAATAGAGGTAAGGCTGCCCGACGCTCAGGCCTGGGACGCTCAAGGCGTCGATTTCCTCGGGGATTTCGGCGTTGAGCCGGTAAGGATAATTGCCGATGATCAACTGAATATAGTCGATTTTTAGGATGTTATCCATGTCCGGCAGGTCTACGTCTGTGTAGATATCCTGCCCAGCGACGGTCGGGAACAAGAGCGTTCTGCTCTCGTTGAAATAAAACCTCTCGTTGTTATAGGCGCTGATTGCGTCGTTAATCGCATTGGCAATCTGCGAGCCCAGATCATCACGCGCGATCTCATCGGCAATGCGTGTTTTCATTGCGCCTAGCGAATTCGCGGCCCACGGGTCATTTGACGCCATTTAAGCGGCCTTTCGGTTGGGTTGGCGGCCAGGGGGAGGGGGCGTCCCCCTGGCCTACTCGCGAGCGTTCAAGTGACGGCTTAGCCGTCGTTATTGGGGATGTACTCAATCACGGCGATGCCGGCTCCAGCCGTGGCCGCGCCGCCTGTCTGCGCGTAAACGAGGAACGGACGGACGTCGCCCGCTTGCGTGTTCGTTAGGCCCGTGCTCGTGCAACCGATAGTGGATTCGAACTTGCCTGTTGCGGCGACGGTTTGCCCGCTCATCATGTCATTGAATGAGCTTGCATTGTCGCCAATGCTGACCGTGTTCGTAGTGCCAGCGTTAAACGCCGTGGTCACGATCACGTTGGTTCGAAGGACGAGCGCGCCCGCGGGCAGATAAGCTGGAAAGGGAATTCCAGTTGCAATGTTTGGCGTATTCCATGCGAACGACAAGCGCATGTAATGAACTTCCTGTTCGGCCAGCTGCCGGGCAGTCCGTCCCTGTGTGTTGGTAGCCATTTCTGAAGCCTCAAAAAGTGAAAACGGAAGAAGAAGCGGGGGAAGCCCCCGCCCCCGATTAGTTCGCGTAAGTAGAAATGGTCACGGTTCCGAAGTCTTCAGCGCTGCCAGCGTTGCTGGACCAAACAGACTTCTTAAGACCAGCAATTGCCCAAGCGGACACTTCAAGTTTCCGCTTATGGTCAAGCAGTTCCTCATTCCATCTATACTTGTTCGCGCTACCGCCTTTACGCCCGTAAGCGATAATTGCACTTTGCGCGCCAAGTAAAACGGCGCGGCGAACAGTTGTAATCTGCGCGCCGGTCGTGGAATTGCAGCCCGTCGTCACGTCCTGAGAAACGCGCAGGATGCAGCTGTTGTACTCGCCTGCAGCCCCAGTATAAATGGGATGATCCTGGTTGTTATGAGCGCTCAGGGCATATTTCTGAATATCCATCCACTGCCCCGCGCTGGTATTTGTGCGCAAGTCACGAAGTTGCAGGGGATGCAGATAGACGACATACTTGTCCTGGCCGCCGATTTTCAGGGGTCGAACGCGCTGAAGATTGTCGCCCACGCGGGCAATAGTGACGGCGCGGTCAATCAAGTCCAGGGTCATTGGGAACGACGAGTTCAGACCCTCGTCCGCGGTGACGCTGCCAAGCGTGCCAGCCCAACAACGGCGGTTTGCTGTGGGGGCAAGCGTGGCGTTCATGCCAGTGTACTTGGTTCGCGTCTCAGCGACGTTGCCACAAACTTGGTTGAAAAACCAATAACTTAGCCGGTCCGCCCACCATTGGGCGAGGGCTTCCTTGGCCTCTTCGCGCAAGTCAAAGGGGACGCGCTGAGCGTCAATTGTGTTGCCGCTCTTGACGCCCACGACGTGACCTAGCTCGTTTATCAGCAAGTTGTCGCTGTAAATCGAGAGGCCCTCGCCGTTGCCTTCGGCAATGTCGTTTTCTGAGAGGCCGTCACCCTGCAGACGAGCGCGCAAGCCTACCGTGATCCTGTCACCGGCAGATTTCTGCGTCTGGGGCTTGAGTTGAATAATAGAGTTCGGGCTGCTCCCGATAAGTGGCGCAATGTCCAGCATTGCGCGTTCTGCGACGGCAAGTGTTTTTTCCCACAACTTGACCGCGTAGGAGTCATTAACTCCAAAAGCTGAGTATGTCACAGCAAAAGTCCGTTTTTCGGAGATTTCGGCCGCTGTGACGCTGCAGCTTTCGCGAGCGCTTTCGGTTTACGCCAGAAAGGGGAAGGCGAGCCTTTTGACGCTGGCCAGGCGAGCACTCGCGTTTATTGTCCGCAAGGGGAAGACATGCTTAACAGAAAGTAAAACTGCCGTTTCTGATCTTTGGTTAACGTCTCAACCGCCCATCAACCGACGCCGTTGACTTTCTGACAGCGAGTTGTAAGTTTTTTCAAACTCCTCTTCAGGCATATCAGCGAGCGCTTGACTTGTCAATGCGGGGGCTGCACTTGAGCCCGCATTAGATAGACTCAGCGCGCCTGCCCGGGCCGCCTGAACAGCTGCCAGTTGCTTTGCTGCGTCACTTTCGTTTGCTGGCGTTGCTTGCCCTGGCTGGCTGCCGGGCGTGACCCCGTGCAACGTGGCTGGCGCGGACGAGGCTGGCCCCTGGAAGCCGCGAAGCTTGGCGAGCGAGTAAATCATTTCCGACGGCGAACGCCCGGCAGTAAGCGCGTTTCGGGCAATCATGCCCTCTTCGCGGACCATTATCGCCCTGCGCTCTTTCGGGTCCTGAACGCCAAGCGCTGTCAGTTCCTGGTCACGGGCCTGCATCAAATGGTTATAGGCCTGAGGAAAGTCGGGCGTCTTTGTGAGGAACTCGCGAGCGTCTGACGTGTAAGCCTGCCGCAATTGCGTTTCCGCGTTCTGTTGCGATACCTGGTCGTTAACCTGTTTCTGGTTCCCCTGCAGGGCCTCATATCGGGCCTGCAGCTGTTTGAAGGCCCCGAAAATATCCTTCTCAGGGTCAATCGTGGGCTCAGGCTGCCTGCCAGGGCTCGGGGGCTGCCCGGGCTCGAGGCCAAGCAGTTCGTTGAGCACTTTCTGGCGTTCGTCGACGCGTGAAAAGCGCTCGCGTTCTTGGGCCAGCTGACGCTCGATTTCCTGTCGTCTCGCCCGCTCTTCGTGCAGCGCGTTGACAGGGACAAAACCAGGTCTTTCGCCCTGCCCTTTCGCTTGGTCCGCATTTGGGGCATCTGGGGCAAGTCCTTGTCCCGCAGGCTTTGCGGCCCCTGCTACTTGGTCCGCACTTGGTCCAGCGTGGCCAGGGTCAGGGGGCACTTGGGGCACTTGGGGCACTTGGCCCGGGTCCTGGTCCGTGCTTGGTCCAGCGCCTGTTTTGGCTTGGTCCATGAGGGCCTGAAGCTCGCCCTCGAGCGCGGTCACATTTTGGCCCCCGCTCTGCATGTAAGCAAGCTCGCCGGGCGAAAATTCCTCGCTCGCGAACGCCGTGTTTTCCGTCATGTCCTGAGTCCCCCTAATGAATGGTTATCATGGTGCGGCCTGTGCCCCCGGGCCGCTTCCGTTTGTTAATGGAATCGGTTTATGAAAGTCCCTTGCGCGCTCGAGAAGATCCGCGATTGCAAGAGAGTGTTCATGCTGAGCCTTGGCCAAAGTCTCTTGTGTCTTGGCCCCCTCGAGGGGAACCTTGGCCATTGTCTCTTTCGCTCTGGCCTGGTTCAGCGCGATTTTCGAAAGCAAGTCCTGAAGCTCTGCAACCTGCTTTTGCTGGTCAACCTGTTGCGCGGCTTGCTGTTGTGGGTTGGGCGTCATCGCGATTTGCCGCAGTTGCTGAACAACCTCAGACGGCAACGGCGAGTATTCCAGAATTGTGAGGGCAACCTCGGGATTCTGCATCATGAAGGGCTGCAGAACAGGCATGAGGCTTTCGAAACAGGCCCAGATAACCTCTTTCTGGTCCGGCGAGGTTGGGGCCTCACTCACAATCACTTCGTAGTCCCCTGCCGTCTTGTCTTGGGTGATTTGAAGGCCTTGATAAACCCCCGCCTTAATCCTGATCCTGATCAGCCTCGAGTCGCTGAAAAAGTCTTGAATGAAGCTCAGCCGGTTGCGCCCGACCATGCGCCGAAAGCCCCTCAGGCTGTCGAACAGTGTGGCCAGGATTGTCATTGCCGATTGCTTCCTGAGCTTCTCAAGGATGCCTGGCTGATTCTGATCACGTAGGCCGAGAAGCTCCATATTTATGCCGGTCACGTCGGGAATGCTCGAAATTGCGAACTCGAGCAACGCCTGGTAGCCCGTCGGGATGCCAGCCCCCGGCTTGGGCATCAGCTTGCCCTTGCTGATCGCACCGGGCTTGACGCTGGTAATGGCGTCAGGGCGAGCATAATTTAACTGCGCTTCTCGAATATCTTCAAAAGCGTCATCTTCAGCAATTATTCCGCCCTTTGCTGTCGAGTTCAAAATGTGCATTGTCTGGGATAGCCATTTATTCGCCCATCTTTGGGGGTCACGAAGGCTATTCACCAGGCCAAACCATGTCCCTTTATCGGCATTTTTCTCGCCGGTAATGCATTGCCAAGTAAATCCAAACCTGGACAGAACCGGCATAACCTCGCCCAAAATCTTAGCGCCGATTATGGC